TCCGATCCGATTAATCAAGCCGATTCGATACAGCACCGCGTTGCCAGAAAGGTGCGTATTGCATGGGGCACACTGCCGATGCACGTTACTCTCTGTGTAGCGAAGCTCTGGCCGTGCCCCGGTGCTCAGGTAGTGCCCGGCGTGCCATTGGCCTTGATGGTGGCGTCCGCATGAGATGCATGGAAGGCCCTCGTCCCTCGCCCTCACCCATGCGTTGAAAGCCTGCTGCGCTTCCTTTGCCAAGTCGGCGCGGCTTTTGATAGCCTCCTTGCGCGCCTTGATGCTGGCCCGCTCGGCCTTCGCAGCCATGCTGGCGGCCTTGGCGTCTGCGCGCTCCTTCTTGGCTTGCTGTGCGTCTGCATAGCCATCGATGCAGGCCGGGTGAATGCGCTGGCCTGTTTCGAGCTTTGCACGGCAGTGGGGACATGTGGTGCGGCGGAATGTCATTCGGCCATCTCCCACGCTGGAAGATTCACCCCACGCGCGGCGGCTGTGGCGTATAGAAATTCAATCCAGTCCGAAAACTCGCGCTTTGTGAACTTGCTGGTGCGCTGGCCCAACATCACCACCCCGCCGTCCAATCCCATAGCCAGCCGCACCGACTCGCCACGAAAGGCCGCAGTCAGCACATCTTTCCAATCGTCGGGCGTCATGAAAACCATCTGCCCGTTAATCGGCCACTGCAATTGCTTTGAAAAGCACTCCAAAATAGGCCACATCAATCTGTTCTGCGCCTGTGTTCTGGTCTTTTCCTGGATGGTGACGCAATAGCCGTCCGGTGCGTTGGCCACAGCCTCGATGGCGTTCGCGCGGGCCTGCTGGTGGGCCAGGATGAAGATGCGGCGCTCAGACACTTGCCGCCCCATCAAACAGGTCAAGCGTCGCGGCATCCTCCCGGCGCACTGCATGCAAGCGCACGCACCCAATGCGCAGCGCCGCCGACTGCTTGCTGGGTGCCCTCTCCACTAGGCCGGCGCGTTTTGCACATACCGGGCCTACCGGACGCCCGGCGACAAATACCGAGGCGTTGACCAGGGCGCGGCCACACATCGCACAGCGCATCAAAAACCACCCAATCGGTATTTCCAAGAAACGGCCACCGCATCTCTTTCATGCTGATTCGTTCTGCCTTTCCATCCAGTGATGCGCTCAAAATCCGCAGCGCCCAGCTTTGCGCCCTTTTCCTTTGGGCTGACGCCATGAGCCGGTATGCCAATCTGCTCGCAGACGGCGTCGATGAGTCTGCACCACGCATCAATCTCGCCAATATTTCTGGCCATCTTTAGGGATGCCGGTCGGCTTTTGATTGTCGTCCATGTGTGCGACATCAACCGCGAGTCCTCAAACACCACGAGCGCAGGCCGCGCCATCTCCAGGCTTGAGTAAATGTCCACTGGCGCGATGGTCTCGAGGCGCACCAGCTTGCCGCCGCTGTACGTGGCCATGCCAGTCGAGATGCCAGGATCGATGCCGACAATTAACATTTGACGCCTTTAGTGTTAATAGCGCATTCGGTTTCAATACATGGAAACGGATCGTCCGTTGGCTGTTCATCACCCATCGCCTGCCCGTACTGCAGCTCAAGGGCCAGCTGCGCGTAATGGATCACCTTGCGCAAATCCTCTGCGCCGTTCTTTGCCTTGTGGCGCGTGGCGTACTTGATGATGTTGCCCTGGAAGAAGTCAAGGCCGTTCGCGTGGATGTATTCGATTGGCTGAATGGCGCAGTCCTTGTAGTGACTGCCGCCTGTTTGCACGTTCAGGGCGCTCACTTCAACCTCCATTGCTTTGCTGTCCTGCCGTTGACTTGAGCCGCTCGATTTCCTTGAGTAGCTCATCTTGTGGTATCTCTGCTTGCTTGGCTCTGTGCTTCACATAGTCCCACCAGCCGCGCTGCAATGCTTTCTCTCCGCTCTGGTAGGCCAACTTGGCCAAGTGCTCTGCTTCTGTCATTGCGCATACACCGCCGATCCTTCGTAGGGGACATAGCTCACCGGATGGCGGCGCGAGCTGGTGGCGAACTGCTGCGCGGGCTTGCAGAACCAGAGCCACTGCGTGTAGTGCTGCACGTCGCCGTTGCGCTGCTTTTGCAGTTCCAGCTTGGCGTCGGCCTTGTCGGGGTCTTGGTCGGGGTCGTTCTCGTCCTTGCGGGCGCTCCAGACGGTGAACACGTTGTCTGCGCCGTCCGTGATCTTGGAAGACCCGGCCACGTCGAGCTTTCCCGGCCCCTTGGTTTCGTCCGCCCCCTTGCGCGGGTGGGCGACGAGGTGCAGGTGCACACCATTGCGGCGGGCGAAGTCGCACAGCTTGCGCACGGCTTCTTTCTGCGCCGTCATGGAGCCGGGGCCGTCCTCGGGAACGTCAGTCATCATCAAGCTGTCGATAACGAAGTGGCGCATCCCGTAGCGCTTGGACCCGTACAGGAACACCGACAAGAGCTTGTCGATCCCCGCGCTGCCAACCACGTTGAACAGCCAGAGCTTGTCGTGCATCCATTGGCCGATGGCGTCGATGTACGGCATAGACGGGCGGTCCAGCCCTGCGGCCTGCTTCACCATGCGCTTGAGCTGGCGTTCTGGCGTCATTTCCCCGCTGAACACCATGACGCGCTCGCCTTGCGCCATCAGGCCCAGCAGCACCTGCGACAGCATCAGGCTCTTGCCGTGGCCGTTGTAGCCAGTCCATACCGACAGCTCGCCGGGGCGGAACTCGAACCAGTCGAGGTCTTTGTCCAGTCTCAGCACCGGGTCGCGTTCGTCGCTATGGGCCGGGTAGAACATCGACTTCACGCGGTTGATGAAGTCCGAAGCCTGGCGCATTTCCTCGGGGTCTTGCGGCTTGGCTTGCTGGATGGCAAAGTCGAAGTCGGATGCGTCTGCACCTTGCAACAGGTAGTCGTTCGCGTCCTTAGCGGGCAGCGTGACGATCTTGCAGCGGTCGGCGCCGATGCGACTGGCTACCTCTTTGGCGCCTTTCTGGCCTGCTTCATCCGAGTCGAAAAAGATCAGGATTTCGCTGAACCGCTCCAACCGATCCCAATCGTTTTCCAGCCACTGGTGATTCCCGGCGCCCGCGTTTACCGACAGCGCAGGGATACCGACTTGATGCAGGCTCATGGCATCAATCTCGCCCTCGCAGATTGCAACCGTCCGCGCCTTCGGGTCGATCAGGTGCCACCCGAACAAGCAAGGCTCTGCCCCGCCCTCTTGGCGCATGTCCTTCTTTTCGGATACGTTGCGGTACTTGACGTTGACCAGCACGCCTTCGCGCAGGTAAGGGAAAACCGCGTAGGTCTTGCCGCCTTGAAGCTGCTCTGCGATCTTGAATGCTGACAGCGTGGCTTCGGTCAATCCGCGCACTTTCAGCCACTCCAGAACGGCAGACTTAGGCGTTTGGCACCGCGGTTTCGCTGGGCGCTTGAACGACTTCACTTCGCGCTCTGGCATCGTGTCCCGCACGCCCAGGTACTGCTTCGCTTCGGTCATGGCCTGCGAAACGGAAATGCCGCGCACTGCCGCCCAGGCATCAAGTAAATCGCCTTTCTCGCCACTAGAAAAATCAGCCCAAACCCCAGCCTTTGCGCCGGTAAGACGAATCCCTAGCGACTGCCCCTCTTCCCCGCTAATTCCGCCAACACGCCATTCACCGGATTTTCTTTTCCCATTAGGGAAAAGGTACTGCGCGACATTGGCAGCGTCTCCGGCTAAACGCTGTGCAATTTCATTTGCGTTCATTGCACATGCCCCCACAACTTGCCTTGTCGGATGTAGTTGACGGTTGAACGGTCAAGCCCAAGACTGCGCGCGATAGTCGCGCCGCTCAATGGGCATGAGCGTATCCATCTAACAGTTTCCTCGTTCAGCTTTGCGGATGGATGCTTCTCACCGGTCAGCCTAGCTGACCTGTTTTTTTCAACCTTGTCGGCTACGTTGTCGGCATTTGTTCCAAGGAAAAGATGGTCTGGATTGACGCAGCGCGGGTTGTCGCAACGGTGTAAAACATGGAGGTCTCCGATAGGCCCACGGAAGAACTCGAACGAAACACGATGCGTCAGGCGCATGGTGTTATTCATCCAAAACATGCCGTACCCCATTTTCGGAAGGGTGTAGGCAGTCCACAACCAGCAGCTATCGGTCTTTTCGACCTTCGCCATGAATCGGTCTACGATTTTCGATGCGGAATCTTGATGGGCAGACGTGCCCGATGAAATGGATTTAGCCATGATGGTGCTCCTGAACGAGTCTGAAGTACCACCAGTCACTTTTTCAAGAATGACGGGTGGACGGGGTGTTGAAAACCTAGGTTCAGCTAGGCAGCAGGCGTTGCCGGTCTGCTCACCCCGTCCGAAAACGGGCGAAAAAATACCGCATGTCTGACGGGTGCGGTGTGCCGCTGAACCTAAGGTGTTTTCATGCACCAGCCCTTTCGGGGTAGCGGAATTGTACTCGATATTTTGGGTGTTCATGCGGCCTCCTTGATGCGCTGGCCGTCACGGAACTCGTGGGCGTTGTCATGCCAGCACTTCGATGCCATTGCGTCCCAAATCGTCGGGAACCCGGCTTCACGCCACCATCCAGCCGACTTGTGCAGGGCCGCGTACTCGTCGCTGCCGCGCTTTGGGCCGGTGGCCGAACCGGCTGCGCCGTCCTCCCATCGGCGGTTGTTGAGGTACACCATCGGCGCTTCGATGAAGCCATCGCGCCACTTTTGCGAGTGCTTCTTTGCCGACACGTCTGCGACGATGGCTTCAGCCACAGCGTCCAGGCTATCTCGCTTCCACTTCTCCGAGCATTTCGCCTTGTCCTGCTTTCGCTCGTTCT